ATTTTATTAATGCCTTGGATTAACGCACAGAATTATGATGTAGCAATTGACGCTATGGATAAAACACCTGCTCAAGTTATGTTTGGTCACCTAGAGATTGCTGGTTGTTTAATGAATGTTGGTATGCCTAACCCTCACGGTATGAAAGTATCAGACTTCGATAAGTTTGATTTGGTATGCTCTGGACATTTCCATCACAAGTCTACGACCAAGAACGTTGAGTATCTAGGTTGCCCGTATGAATTGACTTGGGCAGACTTCAACGATGCTAAAGGTTATCATATCTATGACACAGATACGAGGGAAATTGAGTTCGTAAGAAACCCAGTGTCAATGTTCAAGAAAGTATTCTACTCAGATGATAATAAAACTATTGAAGAAATTTTAGATTTCCCGTTCGACTCATACAAAAACTCATACGTTAAGGTGGTTCGTCAAACTAACGACAATCCTTACTGGTTTGATTTGTTTATGGACAAGTTATATAAGGCAGATCCAATTCATATTCAAATTGTTGACGACCATCTCAATCTTGATTTGGAAGATGACGATGACATTATCAATGAAGCAGAAACTACTCAAACGATTATGTCTAAGTATATTGACAACCTTCCAGATAAAGTTCCAAAAGAGAAATTGGATATTTTGATGCGTGAGTTATATTCTGAGGCAATACATATGGATGTAGCATAACTTTACTTTTGAGGGGGAATAGGGTATAATTATATTATGATCCATTTTAAGAAATTACGGTATAAAAATATACTGTCGACTGGTAACGTCTTTACCGAACTAGAACTTGACCGATCTCCTAACACAATTGTTGTTGGTGAGAATGGTGCAGGTAAAAGTTCTTTCATCGATGCTCTATGCTTTGTGTTATTCAACAAACCGTTCAGAGATATTAAGAAGAACCAACTACTCAATTCTATCAACCAGAAAGATCTTCTAGTTGAGATTACATTCAACATCGGTAAGATTGATTATGAAGTTAAACGTGGTATCAAACCTAACGTGTTTGAGATCTATAAGAATGGCACGTTGTTGAATCAACCTGGAAGTTCTAGGGATTATCAAGAAACGTTAGAGGACAGTATCCTCAAACTGAATTACAAATCGTTCACTCAAATTGTTGTATTGGGTAATGCGTCCTTCACACCGTTTATGCAGTTGAAGTCTTACGATCGTAGAATTATTATTGAAGACTTACTAGACATTCAAATCTTCTCTAATATGAATACAATCTTAAAGGATCGTATCTCTATAAACAAAAAGGAAACTCAAGAGATCAATTATCAAATTGATTTGACTGAAGATAAGATACAAGTACAACAAGAATACTTAGAGCAACTAAAGAATGATGTGAACAAGCAAATTGATTCCATCATAACAGAACGCACTGGATATGAAACCAAATATAATACATCTGAAGGTGTTTGTTTCGAATTAGGTGACGAGGTTGACTCTCTACTTGACGAGGTTGGGCATGAGAAGAAGGTTAAGGTTAAGTCTAAGAGAGTATCAGAACTATTACAGAAGTTACACGATAAGACACACAATAACAATAAACGTAAAGTGTTCTTTGAAAAGAATGACAACTGCCCGACGTGCGAGCAACTGATTGACTTAAAGATTAAGGCAGAAAAGATTGAATCAACTCAAAAATCTATTTCAGAAACTGAGTCTGCTATTGTTACGTTGGTTGAAGAACAAGATAAACTAACTGTAGAGATTACCAAGATTGATACTCTACAATCACAAATACAAAATAAGCAATTAAAGATTAGAGAACACCAATCCGAAATGAAACATATGAGGAATAACGGTAAGTCTGCTAATACAAGAATTAGAACACTCGAATCTAAGAGTGTTGAAGACAACCATTCAGAGAGTAAGATAAATGATTTGAAATCTGATATGGATGCGTTAGACACTAAGAAAGAAGTCAATTCAATTGATAAAGAATTGCTTGGGTTTGCGTCAGGTATGCTAAAGGATGGTGGTATTAAAACTAAAATCATCAGACAGTACATACCTATTATGAATAAGTTAATCAATAAGTATTTGGCATCACTTGAATTCTTTGTAAACTTTGAATTAGATGAAGAGTTTAACGAAACGATTAAGTCAAGATACCGTGATGCGTTTAGTTATGCCAGTTTTTCAGAAGGTGAGAAGATGCGTTTAGACTTGGCATTACTATTCACTTGGCGTGCAATTGCTAAGATGAAGAATAGTATTAATACCAACCTATTAATTCTAGATGAAGTATTTGATGCTTCACTTGACTCAACTGGTTGTGATGAGTTCTTAAAACTATTACACGAACTAGGCAACGAAACAAATGTATTCGTCATCTCACATAAGGGTGATGTATTGATTGATAAATTTAGAAGTAAGATTGAATTTCAAAAAATTAAAAACTTTAGCAGGATAGTATGATGAGTGAATATGAAATGATAATGAAACTTGATGATAAGATATTAAGAGAACCAACTCAACGATTTGACTTCAGCAACCCACCAATGGACCCGACTGTACTATTTGAGTATTTGCGTGATACGATGATTGCTCATAATGGTCTAGGACTGGCAGCAAATCAAGTAGGCATTCCTTATAATGTATTTGTTATAGGAAACCCACACATCCCAGAGAGTATTTTCTCAGTGTTTAATCCAACCATCGTAGATTATTCACAATCAATCCAACTTGCTGAAGAGGGTTGTTTATCATTCCCCAACTTATTTCTAAAGGTTAAACGACCAACAATCATTAAAGCAAGGTTTTCTGGACACGATGGTAAGATTGAAACTATCAAGTTTGATGGATTTACTGCTCGAGCATTTCAACACGAATACGACCATCTACAAGGTGGGGTGTTTATGGATAGAGCATCTAAGTTTCATCTTGACCAAGCAAAACGAAATAAGAAGAAGTTGGATAGAAAATGAGAATCTTAATAATGGGTCTGCCTGGATCTGGCAAGACCACATTAGCAAATAGACTAGCAGATAAGTTGGGTGCTACGTGGTTAAATGCTGATGTTATTCGTAAGGAATATGATGACTGGGATTTTAGTGTAGAGGGTAGGCATCGTCAAGCAGATAGAATGTATATGTTATCCCGAAAGGCATGCACCAAATATGTTGTATTAGATTTCGTCTGCCCACTGATAGAATGTAGAAAAAAGATAGATGCTCAGTATGTAATTTGGATGAACACAATCAAAGAAGGTAGGTTTGATGATACTAATCAGATGTTTGTACAACCAACTGAAGATGAGGTTGATTTAACTTTGTCTAAATATTGTACAGATGCTGACTTGGAATATGTCATCAAAAAACTTGACAGATTGTCTAAATAAGGGTATAATAGTATGAGAGACGAAATTAATCAAGGAGTATATATGGAAGAAATTACAATCAATGGTAACACGTGGCAGAAGTATAAAGGGGATGAAGGACAAGATGTATTCATTGCTAAGTTTATGATTCCTGCTGACGACTTATTAGGTAAATATGTAGACGAAAGTTTCTATGATGTGTTGATTGATAATGACGCAGATGTGTATCTCCCACCCGAATGCGATATGACAAAGAGTCAAGATTGCGATAACATATGCTTGAAGTGTATGGACGAATCTAGACTAGCATTTAAATTCCGTAAGAACGTATTTACCCCAGAAGAACAACTTGGAGCATTTGAAGGTTTGTACGATTCAGCAGTTGAATCTAACAACCGAGGTATGGCAGCAGGTCCAAGAGTGGAACAGTCTGGTCACCGTGATTGGGTAACACCATTCCAACAAGATATCCTTGAGTATTATGCATCTGGTCAACCAACACCTGTCGACGGATCTAACCCAATTGAAACTATTATTGAAAAGCATAAGACTAAGCAACACGAAACCCGTGGGTCAGTCTGGTTGCGTTCTAAGATTGAGGGTGAGTTCGGTGTATATACTGGGTTCTTTGACGTTGCTATGGAACGTTTTGCGTCTATGCCAGTTGATGAAGCAACTGAATATGTTAAAGATATCCGTAAGAATATGATTTCTGATACATCTTATGCTTCACCTATGTGGTCAGGTATCGCAGGTTTCTATGGCAGATATCCACGTATTCCATATGGTAGAGAAACTTCTTATGTAGAACACAACCGTGAGAAGTTTGAGAAGTGCTATCCTTTCGCAAGAAAACTTGATAAAGAATTTGCTAGATTAATTCCTGGACGTTATGCTAAACAAAAAGAGTTTGCAGATAGATTAGATAAGAAATTCTTAATTGGTGAAGACACTACATTAACTACGATTACCGTGAACACAACTACAAGTGATAGAAATGCTAGAATGGCATGCCACCGTGATGCGGGTTCTTTGAATGAAGGGTTCTCAAACCTAACAGTAATTACTAAAGACGGTAAGAGTTGGAAGGGTGGTTATCTTGTAGCACCAGAAGTACGTGCTGCAATTAATATCCAACCTGGAGACTTATTACTGATTGACAATATGAGAGTTATCCACGGTAACACACCTATTGAAGCACCTGACTCTGGTATTGAAGATATGCTACGCATGAGTTTAATTTTCTACTTCCGTGAAGATATGGATAAGTTAGGCACTTGGGATTATGAAAAGACTAGACGTGAGTATGTAGATAGTCGTAGGTTGAATAAAGAACATGAATTGTGGAGACCGTTCTGGAATGGAGTATCACCGTCAATGTGGCATAACGATGAATGGTATGATTACTTGAAAGAACAAGATAAAGGTTTGGAGTGGTTAGAGGATTATCATCCTGAAGCACTTGAAGAGAAAACTACACTAGAGGGGTTCTTCGAATAATGAAAGTTTTAGTCCCAGTACATTCGTTTAATAATTTTGGTGGTATCATTAATCATAACGAGCAGTTGATTGCAGGTTTGAAAGAAGTTGGACACGAGGTGACATTCGCATTCTTAAAACCAACTGCCGTGTATCCTAAGAAAGTAGATATCCCTACAACCCTTGCCGAAGGATATGCCATTGGCGAAGGAACTGGATTACCAGTCCACCAAGGAAAAGGTTGGATTACGGATTACTATTCATTCCTTAACGAGAAAAGTATTCAAGAGTTTGTTGATATGGCAAATACTCACGATGTTGTTATCTGGCAAAGTATCTTCGGTTTCAAGAATAAGAATACAGAGAATAACGTTGATTGGTTGCCTATGGTAGAGGATGTATATGCTAAACAAGTTGCTATCATTCACGATGGTAATTTGAGAAAGTTGTATCCTTGGATTGATAAGTTGAAGCATAAAATTGATGGTCTGGCATGCGTACATCCGAGTGCATATGCAAGTGCTGAGTCAATTGATTTACCTAGAGCAATGATTTTGAATCCTCAACAGATTGACCCATTACCTAAAGCACCTGCATTCAGTGAACGTAAACGTCAGTTGTTATCTGCTCAAACGTTTAAGAGATGGAAACGTGTTGACGATTTAGTAGCAAGTGTTCCTTACTTAAAGGATGCGAAGGTATATGTTGCTGGTGATGGAATTGAAAGAAACTATATGTGTTCAATTGATAAGTGTAAACCAGAATACTACTGTACAAAGGAACGGGATCCAAACGCAACAGAGGACATTCTAGGGAATAAGATATGGGATAATGCAACTGCTAATGGTATGGAATATCTTGGTTTTATCACTGAGGAAAGACGTGACGGAATCCTGAGAGAGTCTTTGTTTATGATTGACTCATCTTGGTCAAACTCATATGGTGAGCACTTTAATAGGGTTGTGGTTGATGCTATGAGAACTGGAACTGTTCCAATTGCTGTTAATAGAGGTATCGCATCTAACGATGACGGAATTGGTTCACTATTTCGACCGAATGAGAATTATCTGATGCTCAAGTATGACTACAAACCTAAAGAGTACGCAGACAAAATCAATCAGTTCTTGGATATCCCTGAGAATGCATATATGAAAATGGTTGAAAACAATTATAAAGTTATTCAGAATTTTGATAGAAAGAAAATTGCTGATGATTATATCAATTTAGCATTCGGAAACCCTGCTGGATATCACGGTAAATTAGAAACACCTAAGTTTGTTGATCCGAAGTTTGAGAGAGATGGAAGTAAGCAATGGGAAGCACACTTCTCTACAGAAGAGGTTGCAACACTTGATTCGTTCTTTGGGTAAATAAAGTGATAAAACGCTTGACTTTTTAATTGAAGTCGAGTATAATTAGTAATATGGATGGTTGAAAAACTATCCACAAACGACTGGATTAACAGTCGGAATTTAACAGTAGGACAACGTTCTACGCAAATATAAGGAGAAATGTATGCAACCCGCAAAAACATTCAAAAAAACAGTTGGTGACTTAATCACCTCATCGTTAAACGGTAAGATTAACCCTAATCCTATCGGTCAACGTCCCCCAGTTTCAGAAGGATGGGGGAAATCAAAAGGTATCATTGAGTCATTACTTAAAGGATACTCTATCGGTCTAATCACTCTACGTGATATCATAAACGATAATGACAATCAAAAAGTGTATAAAGGAACTGACTACTTAGTAATTGATGGTGGACATCGTATTCGTGCATTGAGAGATTTTCAAATGAATAAGTTTGATGTTAATGGTTTAAGATACCTTGACTTGCCAGACGATATCCAGAAATCGTTTCTTGAAATTATTATTAGTGTTGATATATATATTGCTAACAATAAACAGGCAACTGAGATCTTCCGTAGACTTAACACTGTGACACCAGTTAATCCTATTGAAATGATTATGTCAAACGATACATCTACCTTTGCTAAGGAAATTCGTTCTAGAGTTTCATTCTATGCTGAGTATGAGAATAAAGTGCATCCTTTGTTTGATGCTGCAGCAAAAAATGATAAACCCCCTAAACCTTTGAATTGGGCAACTGATGTCAATCCCCGTAGAAAGTGGGATGAATATGTAGCAGTTATTATGATTAAAACTATTAACAGTGGTAATGCTACTGCTGGTCTTGACGTAGTTGCTGAATACGTTGAAGAAGATGCCCCAATTAGTAAATCAAAACTTAAATTGGTTGACCGTTTTCTAGATGACGCATTGAAAGTTAGAAACAGTGTTAAAAGAAAATTCAATACTGATACTTTCTCAGCACTACAACTTGTTTGGTTTGCTTTACTTGAAAAGAATAAGAACTTTAAGATTGGCGACATCGATGCATTTGCCAAAGAGTTCTTCAAAGCACATACGTTTTTGACTGGTAATGCTGTTAATAAGTTTGATACTGAAGTTAGAAAGTTTAAGATTAATGCTACTGATAAGAAGGAAAGAATTGTTAAAGAGTTTGCTAGACGAGCAATTAAAAACTTTGCTAACAAATATAATCAACAAGAAGTTGCTGAGTTATACCTTGACTTAATGCATATTGCTAATGTAGTAACATTCCGTGATGACGTTAGAACTATTAGTCGTGATAAGAAGTTTGATATGCTTGCTGCTCAAAACTTTAAGTGTGGTATTGATGGTTTGCCTTTAGATATCGATGATGCTATCTTTGGTCACGATACACCTTGGAGTAAGGGTGGTCTTTCATCTGATGCTGTTATCATTCGTAATACTCATAATGTTGATATGGGAACTATGACTATCTCTGAGTATAAAGCATATCTTGAGTTTAAAACTGCTCGTGAGTCTATGACTGTTTAACGTATTCAGCCCTGCCTCAACCAGACACTAATAATTATAATATTGGTGTTTCCTAAAACCTCCTGCAATGGGGGTTTTTTATTATTTTACAATCCCTTACTATTTACCGTGTTATTCTTCTACCTATTTGAGCCAATGAGAGTATAATATAAGTATAGATTGAGTTAAAGGAGTAAAATATGAAAAAAGATATAAGGGAAATTGAAGATTTTATGGGTGCTAAGGAAATTGTTGATGATTTCTTTGATTACCTTGATGTGATTACCGACGAGTACAAAAATGAGGTGATTGTTGATGATGAAAAGGAAAAAGTTACTGACCATGGGAAAGCATTCTTTGCTGCTAAGGGTTGGGAAGTTGTTGAATAACCCTAAAATAAACGTGGGAATAAAAGTGATAAAACGCTTGACTTTTACCAAAATTAGGGTATAATTGATGGTGTTGATTGATTGAAAAGGAGTTTATATTATGTTTAACCAAAAAGATTTACTTGCTAAATTACTTGCTACGGAAGATGTTACCGTTATGCATGCTAATGCCAAGACTGCGTCGTTTGACGTGAAAAATCGTGTCCTGACTTTACCAGTCTGGAACGATATGACCAATGAAACTTATGACCACTTGACTGGTCACGAGGTTGGTCATGCCCTTTACACCCCATTTGAGGGTTGGGAAAAAGAACTAAAGAAAAAAGATATGGGTCCAGGTTTCAAATCGTTCTTGAACGTTGTTGAAGATGCTCGTATTGAAAAACTAATTCAAAGACGTTATCCTGGACTGAGACGTTCATTTGTTATGTCTTATAAGAAAATGATTGCTGACGGTTTCTTCGGTGGTGACATTGATAAAATTAATACTTATCCGATAATTGACCGTATCAATACTTTCTTTAAAGCAGGTCCTACTGCTGGTGTTCTTATTGAAACTGATGAGCAAGTTTGGGTTGATGAGATTGAAAAACTTGAAACTTGGGATGAGGTTGTTGATGTTGCTACTCGTCTTTATGAATATGCTAAACTGAAAAAAGAAGAGGAAAATGAACTTGCCCAAGAAATGGAGCATGAGTTTGGTGATGAAGATGAAGATGGTGAATTTGGTGATGAAGATGAAGATGGTGAATTTGATAATGATGAATTTGGTGACGAAAGTATTGACGGTGAGTCTGAATCGATTGAAGGTTTAGAGTCTGACCAAACTTCTGATGATGAAACTGATGACGAAGATGCTACTGGTGAGAGTAATATTAAAGGTGCTGGCGATGATGACGTTAAATCTAAAACTGATGAAGCATTAAGTCAAAATATTAATGCCAACTATAACAACGACTCTGGAATTGAAGTTAAAAATATTATGCTGAATACTGCTGATGTTTCTCCACTGATTGTTGATTACAAAACTATTATTTCTGATTTTGAAGAATTTGATATAAAACGTAAAGCAATCGGTGAGTCTATCGATTATATGGGCAATTCTTTATTGCTTGGTAAACGTGGTGAGAAATTGTTTACTAAGTTTATGGCAAACAATAAGAAATCAATTGCTTATCTTGTGAAAGAATTTGAGATGAAGAAGTCAGCTAAGGAATATGTCCGTGCTACTACTGCTAAGACTGGTGTTATTGACCCAGTTAAAATGAACTCTTACTTATATAATGACGATATCTTTAAGAAAGTTACTACCATCCCTGAAGGAAAATCTCACGGAATGATTATGTATCTTGACTGGTCAGGTTCTATGCATTATGATATGAAAGCAACTATGGACCAACTTTTAAACTTGGTGAACTTCTCGCGAATTGTGAACATCCCTTTCTGTGTGTATGCCTTCACTACTGGTTATCAATTAGAGGGTTCAACTGAGAAACTTAAAGGCAATAACCTATTTTATGATGAAGTTAATGCTGATACTGTTTACTATGAGGATAAATTTAGATATCTTGAGTTGTTTAACAGTAAAATGAATAAAAAGGATTTTATTCAAATGCAAAAATATATGCTTGCGTTTGGTTCAGATCCTAGAACTATGCCATATCAATATCAGTTACACGGAACTCCTCTTGATGTTTCTCTTATGGGTGCGTCTAGTTTACACGGAATGTTTTTGAAGCAACACCGTGTTGATATTGTGAATACAATTGTCTTGACTGATGGTGATAGTCATAATGCCCCTGTTAAAACCGTAGAAACAAGCACCGATTATGATGGTGAGGTGAGAACTTTCGAAAGGTCTAGTGGTTTGAATGATTTATTCGGGTGGAGGTTTAAGGGGCAAGTTAATGTGATTGACCCTGTGACTAAGAAAAGATATCCTCTTACTATGGAAACAAATCGTATTGAAGTTACTGATATGTTCTTGAAGATCTATCGTGAGAGAACTGGTTCTACTACTATTGGTTTCCGTATCTTACCTACCCAAATCAATAGAATTCGTAGAGAGTTGGTTTATTTACCATATGATACTGACTATTCTGAGTTGTCAAAAGCAATGAGAAACGATAAGTATTGTGTAATTCCTTCAAATGGTTATGACAAGTATTTTGGAATTGGTGGTGGTAATGATCTGAAGACTGCGAATGGTGCATTTGAGGTTTCTGATGACGCAACTACTGCTCAGTTGAGAAATGCCTTTAAGAAGGCAAGTAAAAATAAAGTGAACTCTCGTGCGTTGTTGAATGAGTTTATACGTGAGGTTGCCTAATACCCTTAAAATAAAGGTGGTTATTCTTTCACCTTTCTGTCGCAATTAGGGTATAATAGGTATTGTAGGTTGAGTTAATATGTTAAATAAAAGGAGTATATATTATGAATAAAATTGAAATGCAAAATAAATTGGCGAAAGTCGTATTCGAGAAATTCGGTTCGACTATGACCAATACTGAAATAACAGAAACTGCTGAGGAAATGGGTATGCCTTTCCCGCACTTTCTGTTGAAAACTGAATTACGTGTTGGTCGTGGCCAATACCGTTCACCTCTTGCTGAGAGAGTTGTTACTAAACAACCTGATACGGTTGCTGCGATGACGGTAAATGTAAGTGACTTTAATGTAGAGAGTGACTCGTTTGCGGAAAACCTTGTTCCTGAGAAGGATCCATTGTTTGTTCCGTTCGGTAACTTTGCTACTGTTAAGAAAGTTTTACAGAGCAAAATGTTCTACCCAATCTTTGTTACTGGTATGTCTGGTAATGGTAAGACGTTCGGTATTGAACAAGCGTGTGCCCAAACTGGTCGGGAAGTTATCCGTGTGAACTTTACGGTTGAAACTGATGAAGATGACTTGATTGGTGGTTTCCGTTTAGTGAACGGTGAAACTAAGTTCTTTAAAGGTCCAGTGATTAAAGCAATGGAAATGGGTGCGGTATTGTTACTTGACGAAATTGACCTTGGTAATCCTTCTAAGATTATGGCTCTTCAGTCAATTCTTGAGGGTGGTGGTTACTTCATTAAGAAGACTGGCGAGTATGTGACTCCGGCAAAAGGTTTTACTGCTATCGCAACTGCTAATACTAAAGGTAAAGGTTCTGATGATGGTCGTTTTATTGGTACTAACATTCTGAATGAAGCATTCCTTGAACGTTTCCCAGTTACGGTTGAGCAGGAATATCCTTCTCCAGCAATTGAGAAGAAAATCCTGGGTCGTGTGTTTGACTCGTTAGATATTAAAGACTCTGACTTTGTTGAGAAACTTGTAGACTGGGCTGATATTATCCGTAAGACTTTTTATGACGGTGGTGTTGACGAAATTATTTCTACTCGTCGTCTGGTTCACGTTGCTAAAGCGTTCTCTATCTTCGGTGATAGAATGAAAGCAATTAACCTATGTATTAACCGTTTTGATGAGGATACTAAGTTGTCGTTTGCTGACTTATATACTAAGGTTGATGCTGGTGTTGAGCAGTATGATGATGCTGCTGGTGCGACTAAGGTTGAAGATGAGGATGTTATTGATAACCCTTTCTAGAGTCTAACTAATAAAAATAAAATTGGCAGGAACTTTACTTCCTGCCTTTTTTATAGTATAATATAATATGAGAATTAACCTTTTGGAGAAAAATGGAATTAGAGATAGAACTGAGTGAATTAAAAAAACGTAAGATATTTGTCGCAACCCCTATGTATGGTGGAGTTTGTCACGGAATGTATTGTAAATCAACTGCCGACCTTGCTAAACTTGGTCAAGCATATGATGTCGATATCAAGTTTTTCTACCTATTCAACGAGTCATTAATCACTCGTGCTAGAAACTATTGTGTTGATGAGTTTATGCGTGGTGATTATACTCACCTGATGTTCATTGACTCAGACATTGGTTTTGACCCGAATGATGTATTATCCCTTGCTGCGATGATGGATCCGGATGAGAAAGATCCTAAGAAACGTAAAGAGATTATGTGTGGTCCATATCCTAAGAAAACTATTGCTTGGGAAAAGATTAAGTTGGCAGTCGATAAAGGTTTTGCTGATGATAATCCAGGAGACTTAGAAAACTTTGTTGGTGATTATGTATTCAACCCAGCAGGTGGTCAATCTGAAATCCGTTTAGACAAACCAGTATCGGTTCTTGAAGGTGGTACAGGTTTTATGATGATCCAACGTAGTGCCTTTGAGAAGTTTGGTGAAGCATATCCTGACTTCTCATACATCCCAGACCACGTAAGAACTAAACACTTTGATGGTAGTCGTGAGATCCATATGTACTTCCAGGCACTAATTGATGAGAAGTCTAAACGTTACTTGTCTGAAGACTATATGTTCTGTCAGTGGATGCGTGAGATTGGAGTTGACACATACTTAGCACCTTGGATGAAACTTCTACACACGGGTTCATATACGTTCGGTGGTTCATTAGTAGACTTGGCAGCACTAGGTGCATCTGCTACTGCTGATGCTGACCAGATTAAGAATATGAAGAAATGAGTAAGTTTAAGTACAGCGAGGATAAGATCCTAAAAGAAATGTACGAATATATTAATGCTACTTATGGCGAGCATTACTCTATGAATAATATTCAGTCTACTGAATTTATAATGGATGCTGGTCATGGGATAGGATTTACTGTTGGGAATATTATTAAGTATGCCCAACGATATGGAAAGAAAGGAACACCTGAAGACCATAGAAAGGATTTGATTAAGGTAATCCACTATGCTATTATGGCGTTACACGTACACGATATAAAATTTAATAATGATAAGGAAATAGATAATGAAGATTAGTAATCAAACAATGGAAATTTTAAAGAATTTCGCAACAGTAAACCCATCAATCGCTTTCAAAGCAGGCAATAAAATTAGAACAGTATCTGAGCAGAAGAATATTCTTGCTGAAGCAACTGTTGTTGAGGATTTCCCTAAAGACTTTGCTATCTATGAGTTGAATCAATTCTTAGGTCTAGTAAGTTTATTTGAGAATGGTGATATGGATTTCGGTGACAAGAGTGTGACATTAACCGAAGGCAGTACTAAATCTCGATACACCTATACTGACTCAAGTATGGTGACAACTCCACCTGAAAAGAATATCGATTTGCCATCTGAAGAAGTTTCATTCAGTATGAGTAAGGATGTATTTGCTCGTGTTCAAAATGCAGCAAATCAATTACAACTTCCAGAGATCGTTGTTCGTGGTGATGGTGAGACAGTTAAGTTGGTAGCAACTGATGTTAAGAACCCAACGTCTAATGAATTTGCTGTGAACGTAGGTGAAGATACTCATACATTTAACTTTGTATTCAAGACTGAGAACTTCAAAATGATTGCTGGCGATTATACCGTCACTATTTCGGCGAAGGGAATTTCGCATTTCAAAGGTGATGTAGCACAATATTGGATTGCTACTGAAGCAGGTTCTAAGTACACAGCATAAGGGGAATAATATGACATTGAATGAACAAGATAAGAAAGATATTTTACACGTAATCAAAGATTGCTCTGACTCACTAACTCGTATGGAGGGTGAACGTGAATTTATTAAGGAAGCAATCATTGGTTTGAATGATAAGCATGGACTTGACAAAGCACATCTCCGTAAGGTTGTGAACATTTACTATAAGCAAAACCTAGCAGAAGTCCAAGCACAAAACACCGAAGTTGAAGATCTATATGAATCCTTAACTGGATAATATGTTCGGTTCGTCTATCGGTTAGGACTCTAGGTTTTCATCCTAGTAAGAGGGGTTCGATTCCCCTACCGAATACCAAATTTGATAGAACTTTACTTTTATGTGAATGTAGGGTATAATATAAGTATATGATGGAGAATGTGAATGGAAGACTTTTTATGGGTTGAAAAATACCGCCCAAAGACGGTTGCTGATACCGTATTACCAGCAGATCTAAAAGCAACGTTTCAACAGTTCGTTGACAATAAAAATGTACCAAACCTATTATTGACTGGATCGGCAGGTGTCGGCAAGACAACTATCGCAAAGGCAATGCTTGAAGAGATTGGTTCTGACTATATTGTTATCAACGGTTCTGATGAAGGCAGACTAATTGACACACTGAGAACTAAGATTAAAAACTTTGCTTCAAGTATGTCATTAGCAGGTGGACGTAAGTATGTCATCCTAGATGAAGCAGACTACCTTAATGCTGAGACAGTACAACCTGCTCTTAGAAACTTTATGGAGGAATACTCATCTAATTGTGGATTCATCCTAACGTGTAACTTCGTTAATAAGATTATCGCACCTCTACACTCACGTTGTTCTGTGGTTGAGTTTAAGATTGGTAATAAAGATAAACCTAAAATGGCAAGTGAATTCTTCCATCGTGTTTGTATGATTCTTGACTTTGAGAACATTGAGTATGAGGAAAAGGTTATTGCTGAGATTATCACTAAGCACTTCCCTGACAACAGACGTGTACTAAACGAACTACAACGTTACAGTGCTACTGGCAAGATTGATGCGGGGATCTTAGTCAATACTTCAGATGCTAACTTCAAGACGTTAATGGATGCCTTGAAGAATAAGGAATTCTCAACTGCTCGTAAATGGGTGGGTCAAAATATTGATGGGGATATCGCACCGTTCTTCCGTAAGTTATATGATACGATGTATGAGCATGCTGAACCTGCTAGCATTCCTCAAATCGTAGTAACGTTAGCAGACTATCAACATAAAAGTGCATTTGCTGCCGACCAAGAAATAAATACTATGGCATTATTGACTGAAATTATGGTGGACACGGATTGGAAGAAATGAAATGTGTAATATACGATTATGAAACTTTAAGCCAAAACGCATTCAATGGTGTTGTATTATCTGTTGCTGGAATTGCATATGATGAAGATCGTTTCTTAACCAACCCATACACCTACGAAGAACTACTCGATAGTTGTGAGTATGTTAAGTTTGATGTTAAAGACCAAGTTAAGTATGGTCGTAAGGTTGAGAAAGGTTCATTAGATTGGTGGAAGTCGCAGTCTAAAGATGCTCAAAAGCAATTGATGCCATCTGATAATGATGTGTCAATCTCAGAATTACTTCTGTTCCTAGAAAGACTAAACATAGCAACTGCTAAAAAGGTATTCACACGAGGTAACTCATTCGATCCAGTATTCACACGATCTATATGTGATAGTCTAGGAATAGCAGATCCGACTCCATGGTGGGTCATCAGGGACGTACGATCTTATATAGACGGTTTCACTTATGGAACGGACATTAACCACGACTTCATTCCAAAAGACTTAGTTGATAAGTTTGTTCAACACGATCCAGAACACGATGTAGCAATGGATGTGATGAGAATGCAATTCTTAATCAGGACAATATATGGCAAAGACTAATCCGTTTGACTTCACCAATTCAATCAACAGTTCTAAAAAGAATTTGATGAGGAAAACTGACAACGATGTGCTTGCTGAGAAATCATACAGTCCATTCCTAACTAACCGTGCATTGTCATATCATAATGATACAGTTGCTATTGCTAATGAGATGAACACCAGACACTCACTTGATAAACGTTTACAGTATGAATTCTTATTGAATATTGTACGTCCGAAGAAAAGATATGCTAAGTGGTCTAAGAAAGAGAAGGGTGGAGATGTTGATATTGTCAAGGAATATTTCAAGTACAATGATATCAAAGCAAGGCAAGCATTAACAATATTGACTAAGGAACAGATTGTAGAGATTAGACAGAAGTTGGAGAAGGGTGGTAAAGGTTAATTATTATAAATATTCTAAATAATCAATTAATTATGAGATCCAAATGATAGATACAATGATAGAAGTCACAATTGCGAAAGAAGATGACTTCTTAAAGATTAGAGAAACACTTACTCGCATAGGTGTGTCATCTCAAAAGAATAAAACCATATACCAATCCTGCCATATTCTACATAAGAAAGGTAAGTATTACATCACACACTTCAAAGAGTTGTTTGCCTTAGATGGCAAACCAAGCAACTTCGGTGATGAAGATAAAGGTCGTAGAAATACAATTTCCAATCTTCTAGCAGAATGGGGTTTGGTAACTCTTGTTGATAATGAGAAGAGCAAAGATCCAGTTGCTCCTCTGAGTCAAATCAAAATCCTTCCGTATAAAGAAAAACGTGAATGGAACCTAGAACCTAAATACAATTTAGGAAAAAACTTCTAAAAACTTTACTTTCATACCGTTTCAAGGTATAATAAAGGTAACGAACAAGTATAAATAAACTGAACATTCCTGATAAGGAAATGTCCGTGACGACATTAAACTATTTTTTAAACAAAAAAGAGGTAAGAAATATGTTAGATAAAATTAACAGTTGGATTAAAGCAGGTACTGAAACAGGTGTAGCATTAATCGCATTCGCGATTGTATTACAGGTAATTTTTGGTGGAACTGTCCCTTTCGTAGGTGGTGATATTATTGCTACTATTACTGGTATCGTTGCACAACTTGGTGCTCAAGGACTTGTTGGTCTTGTTGCTGCTGCAGTGCTATATAAACTTTTCAATAAGTAAAGTTATATGAAGTTTAGTAGAACTTAAAACTACGAACCACTTTCAGTCAGCGAAGACGTCGGCGTTATAATGGGAGATAAGGATTGGCTAAAGTCGATCGAGTGTTCCCACCAAATTTGGTAATTCCGTGAGTTATAATCATAGGCATTACCATTTACTCTTTATTGGAGTTATGATGGACACGAGTTCAATTCTCGTCGACTCCACCAATGAAGGTATTGTTTCCCCCGACAGTATCTTCTTTGATGGGGTTGCTAGGTTTCGACATGGTAACAGAAGGTTTAGAGTTGTAAGACCCAAAGTAAACGCAAACGCAGATACTTACGCAATCGCAGCCTGATAGGCATAGTGTGATTTGAGGATTTAGGCAGGATGAACCTTATAACCAAATCATCCTCCAACTTTATTAAGGAACGCATTACATCCTCCCCCACTGTAGTGTGTTCCTTAATGAGGTTAATACTTCATTATGACGAGTTGCTCAATAGAGGACTCATTTTATAACTCGCTTAACAGGAGAAAATAATATGACTACAAGTGCATATAACTTCCCGAGAGATCTATTCTTGGGATTCGATAGTTTGTTTGATAATCTATATCAATACGAAGGCAATCAACAATCAAAACAACAAACCTACCCACCATATAACGTGGTAAAGAAAGATGATAATCATTATCTAATTGAGATCGCTGTCGCAGGATTCAAATCAGATGATATTGATTTAACTTTGGAGAAGGGTGTTTTGACAGTGGAAGGAAACAAGAAACTTAAAGAAGAGGCAACTGAATATATCCGTAAGGGTATTTCTGCTCGTAATTTTAAACGTTCTTTCACTCTTGCTGATACTATCAAAGTGGTTGGTGCTGACGTTGTAGATGGACTATTACTAATTGGTCTTGAAAACGTTGTACCAGAAGAAGAAAAACCTAAAACAATTAATCTTGGAGAGTTTACAAAATCTGCTAAGAAGATCTTGTTAGGTTAATTATAATGAATAGGGGATTTTCGGATCCCCGACTATGGAGAAATAAGAATGGCAAACGTGTCAAAAATGAACAAGAAACAATTAATGGACCACGGCAAAAAGTTAGGTATTAAACTTGACGATGGCATGGTCAAAAAGACTATGGTCGGTTTAATTAAAGATGCTAAGGCCACATCTACACCAGCACCTAAAGCAAAGGCAAAACCTAAAGCAAAGATCGTAGGCAAACCACCAACACCTCAACCAATTCAAATGCCCAAAAAGGTCGTTGAAGATAAATCTATCTGGCAAAAAGTCAAAGACTTTTTCGGAGTATAGTATGGATGAAGTTAAGATTGTAAGACTCACAACAGGTGAGGAATTGCTATGTAAGATGGATCCCGCATCAACAATGATTGGACCGATTGTAGTTGACACACCAGTACTAATTCTACCAACTGCTGATGGAAAACTAACATTTATGCCATACATGCCGTATGCTGATATTAAGAAATTGAAAATCAAAGAACGTAGTATTATGTTCATTGTAGACCCAACTGAAGAACTCGCAGCACAATATAGAAATATGATTGGCGATGTAGTTGTACCACCAAAACCTAAAATCGTGGTCTAAACTTTACTTTTGGGGAGTTATATTATATAATATAAGTAATGAATAAATTTTACACGAACTTTTACCAACGAGGTAATAACGTCTATATTCGTGGATATAAAGATGGTAAACGTTTCAGAGATAAGATCTGGTACAAACCGTCACTGTTTATTTCCACTAACAAAGACACCGAATTCAAAAATATCAAAGGTGAACCAGTTGATGCTGTTGTTCAAGAATCTATGGGTGATGCCAGAAAATTCTTTCAGAAGTATGATGGTGTTTCAAACTTTGAAGTCTGCGGAACTACTCAGTATGCATACTCTTGCATCAATGAGGAATTCGATAACTCATTCAACCAAGAAGATATTGTTGTTGTAAACTTCGATATCGAGGTTGCATCTGGTGATGGGTTCCCTAGTCCAGATGAAGCATCTCAAGAAGTGACAGCAATCACTGCTAGTTACAAGGGTGTCTACTACACTTTCGGTTGTCAAGACTATACGGTTAAACGTAAGGACAACAAGTATATCAAGTGTCACGATGAGAAACACTTGCTACATCGTTTCCTTCAGTTTTGGCAGTCTGCCGATCCAGATATTATTACTGGTTGGAACATCCGTTTCTTCGATATCCCATACTTAGTGAATAGGATGCGTAAGTTACTCGGTGATAAGCAAACTAAAAACTTCTCACCTGCTGGGTTAATCAAAGAACACATTCAAACAGTGTTTAATCGTGAACAGACTGAGTATGAGTTGTGTGGTATTACAACTCTGGACTATCTAGAAGTGTATAAGAAGTTTACTTATTCTCAGCAAGAGAGTTATAGACTTGACCATATTGCTCACGTAGAATTGGGTGAACGGAAGTTGGACTACTCTGAAGTGGATAGTTTGTATCAATTATATGAAACTGACTATGAAAAGTTTATTGACTATAATATCAAAGACGTTGAGTTAGTTAATCAGATTGAAGAGAAGATGAAACTTCTTGACATGGTAATCGCACTTGCATACGACGCTAAAGTGAACTATATTGATACGTTCAAGCAAGTACGAATGTGGGATGTATTAATCAATAACTACCTGCTTGAGAAAGGTGTCATCGTTCCACCTAAGAAGGATGTTGAAAAGAAAACTCAATTTGCTGGTGGTTATGTTAAAGCACCCCAAGTCGGAATGCACGATTGGGTAATGAGTTTTGACTTGGCATCCCTATATCCACATCTTATTATGCAGTATAATATTTCACCTGAAACCTTTTTGGTTGGTGAGTATCAAGATTTAACTGTAGATGGAATCATCAATGGTAAGTTTGAGAAAAGTTCCGACTGCTTATCCGCAAGTGGATATTCGTATCGAAAAGATAAGCAAGGGTTTCTTCCTGAAATGATGCAACGATTATATGACGATCGTGTTATTTACAAGAAGAAAATGTTAGAGTCTTTAACTAAACTTGAAGAACTGACTAAGTCTGGTGGTGACATAACTCAAGTGACTAAGGATATCTCTAAGTACAAGAACCTACAACTAGCAAAGAAAGTACAGTTGAACTCTGCCTATGGTTTCCTAGGTAATCAGTATGCTAGGTTCTTTGACGTTAGGATTGCTGAAAGTATTACGTTGTCTGGTCAGTTGTCAATCAAATTCATTGCTAAGAAACTTAATGCATATCTGAATAAGTTGTTGAAGACTGATGAAGACTATGTAATTGCTGTTGACACCGACTCAGTATATTTGAAGATGGGTGGGTTAATTGATAAGGTCAAACCTAAGAACCCAGTCGACTTTCTTGATAAGGTTGGTAAGCAACAAATCGAACCATACATTAATAAGTGCTATGATGAACTTGCCGAGATGATGAATGCATATGAACAGAAAATGTTTATGGATCGTGAGGTTATTGCCGACAAAGGTATTTGGACTGCTAAGAAACGTTATGTATTAAACGTACACGATAATGAGGGTGTTCGATATGCTACACCTAAGTTGAAAGTGATGGGTTTGGAAACAGTTAAGTCTTCAACTCCATCAATTTGCAGGGAAGCATTGAAGGAATCCCTTAACATTATCCTTAACAGTGATGAAGAAACAGTACAGAAATACATTGCTGACTTCAAGAAAGTGTTTGATGAGCATCCGTTTGAGGACATTGCATTCCCTAGATCCATTTCTGACTTGAATAAATATACTGTTCCAGGTGACGATTTGATTATTCCTAAGGGAACATCTATTCATGCCAGAGGTGCGCTAGCATATAACTACCTCGTCAAGAAACATAATCTGACTAAACGTGTTGAGTTAATCAAAGACGGTGAGAAGATTAAGTTTTGCTATATGACTGTACCAAATCCAATCAGGCAAAACGTTTTGAGTGTTGCAAATGGTTTACCTAAAGAATTTGAGATGGAACAATTCATCGATCGTGATTTACAATTCAGTAAGGCATTCGTAGAACCACTAAGAGCAATACTAACTGCTGTTGGGTGGGAAGTTGAGAAGACAAATAATTTAATGGAGTTTTTCGGATGATAGAAGTTTATGAAGATGTATTGAGCCAAGAAGTTTGTAATGAATTAATTTCATTATTTGATTCTACAGATGATAAGAGAATGCATCTGATTGATGGTGACACTGAGGTGTTTGATATGTATGAGATCCCTTGGGATAATCCACTAGCAGGATATCTTAAAGAAATCACAAAAGAACTCAGAAAGCATTATCTAGAAAAGTATGACACACATCATATGATTCCTAAAGAATATAAACTTGAAGGATTCAGAATTAAAAGGTATGAACCTAATAAGCATTTCTATCCATGGCATTCTGATGTTTCTGGCCTTGGTACTTGTTCGAGGTATATTTCATTCCTATTCTATTTGAATGACAGCGAAGCAGTAACTGAATTTGCTGACTTCTCGATAGAACCAAAGAGGGGAAGTATAGTTATGTTCCCTCCATTATGGATGTTTCCGCATAAAGCACATATGCCAACAAAAGCACCAAAATATATTATGAGTACATATTACCATTATGATAAGTGATAAGAAGCAGGAACTCTTAACCATTATAATGGAAGAGTGTGCTGAAATACAAGTTGAGTGTTCAAAGATGATGAGGTTTGATGCTGATAGCAAAAAACTTGAGATGGAGGTTGGCGATCTACTATGTATGCTTGATATAATGTATAAATGGAATATGTTAGATTGGGATGAGATAGAAAAACAAATACCACGTAAGAGAAAGAAACTCGAAAAGTGGAGTAATTTATTTAAAGGAGAAATATATGAGTGATTTTGATTTTGATTTTGGTTTCACAGCAGTAGACGAGGATGAACTAGAAGTAGTACAACAAGCATCTAAAACTGCTGCGAAATCGTCAGAAAACTACGACCACGTACAAGAAAAGATTGATGCGTTGTATAATGCAATCATACCACTACTTAACAACTTAAAGAAAAATCCAGAGAAGGAATATATCCTCTGGCCAAATAGAGTTGAAAAGGTTGATGAGTTTGAAGACCACTTGACTAAAATATACAAATCGTAACTTTACTTTTGAGTGGGTTTATAGTATAATATAGTTATGTTTAAAATATTTAAAAAGAAAAAACAAGATCCAGTTGAAGAACTTGATTGGGATAAAATTACAACTCTAGATGACGTGAGGTTATTGATAAAACTTGCTTTCCCAGTCTTAAAGGTGAGTAATAGTAGAATTGAAGAAGTGAGACATTTATTAAAGGAGAAAGAATGAGTTTTTTGAGTGATATGACTAAGGGCATTGACACTGCCAATTTATTGTCGGACGGTGGTAATAGTTCTGAGTTTTCAGGTACTATTGATACTGGTTCGTATATTTTAAATGCATTAGTGTCGGGTAGTATTTACGGTGGTGTTCCAAATAATAAGATTGTAGCATTTGCAGGTGAGTCTGCGACTGGTAAGACTTTCTTCGTACTAGGTGTAATCAAACAGTTTATGGAAGATAATGCTACTGGTGGTGTGATTTATTTTGACACTGAGGCAGCAGTTACTAAGAAGATGATGGAAGACCGTGGCATTGACTCAAGTCGAGTTGTTATCGTAGAACCTTCATCTATTGAAGAATTCAGAACAGATGCTACTCGTATCCTAACAAGTTATATTGACACTCCCGAAAAGGAAAAAGAACCTATGATGATGGTGCTTGACTCATTAGGTATGTTGTCATCTAAGAAAGAATTAGAAGATACTGAAGCAGGCACAGATAAACGTGATATGACCAAAGCACAATTGCTACGTGGTACGTTCAGAGTATTATCATTGAAACTTGCCAAGGCAAATGTACCATTAATGCTAACTAACCACGTGTATGATGTGATTGGTTCTTACTTCCCGCAGAAAGAAATCTCTGGTGGTAAAGGTTTGAAATATGCAGCAAGTTCTATTATTATGCTTGGTAAGAAGAAGGATAAAGATGGTACTGAGATTGTTGGTAACATTATTGGTTGCACAACTCATAAGTCACGATTCACTAAAGAGAATAAGAAAGTAGAAGTCAAACTATCATTCGACAAAGGTCTTGATAGATACTATGGACTCCTAGAACTCGCTGAGAAGTACGACATCATTAAGAAGGTATCAACTCGTTATGAACTTCCAGATGGCAGTAAAGTATTCGGTAAAGCGATAAATGCTAATCCTGAGAAGGTATTTACGAAGGATATCCTCGACCAACTCGACATTGCAGCACGAAAAGAGTTTATGTATGGTGAGTTCGTAGAGGAAACGGAGGTAGAAAATGACGAAGTATAAATTAGTTGACCATGCTAATGGATTCCACGATGAGCATTGGTGTGTTGAAATTGAAGAAGGGTTGTTTAAGGGTGTTGTTTATCAGTATGACACAATTAATATTGAAGAGAATGTAGACGGTGGTGATGCAGTGTTGAGGTTTAACACTATTACGGTTGACAACCCAAACGAAGAAGACTTGGCAGAAGATGAGTTCGTAGATACAATAGGTGATATATTAGTTAAAATTATTTCTGATAGAATGGAAGAGGAAAACTTGAGTGAACGTAACCCATCTGATACTTAAAAATTTAATACACGATGAAGAATATGCAAGGACTACACTACCTTATCTAGAATCAAAATACTTTGATGAACACATTGAGAAGATTGTCTATGAACAAGTCAATGAGTTTATATCAAAGTATAATTCTTTACCAACACGTGAAGCATTAGTAATTGAATTGGACAACCGTAAAGGTATGTCCGATAAAGAATTTACTGAATGTGGTGCATATATTGGAACTCTCATTGATGATGAGAAGGAAGATCCCGAGTGGTTAGTAAACACAACTGAAAAGTTTTGTCAAGAAAAGGCATTGTATAATGCTATTATGGATTCTATTGCCATCATCGATGGTGAGAGTGATGAAGACAAAGGGGCAATTCCAGAACTATTAACTGATGCATTGAGTGTGTCATTCGATCCAAACGTTGGTCACGACTTCCTTGACGATGCTGATGATAGATACGATTTTTATCACAGAGTTGAGGAACGTATTCCGTTTGATATTGATTATCTAAACAAAATCACTAAGGGTGGTTTGCCTAAGAAATCCTTAACAGTATTAATGGCAGGTACAGGTGTTGGTAAGTCGTTAGCAATGTGTCACTTCGCATCTGCTAATATGCTTGATGGTAAAAACGTTTTATACATTACTATGGAAATGGCAGAAGAACGTATTGCTGAACGTATTGACGCAAACTTATTGAATGTGAAACTTGATGACTTGCCTAATATGGCAAAGGAAACCTATAAGAAAAAGATTGCTAAGGTTAAAGGCAAGACATCTGGTAAGATGGTTGTTAAGGAATATCCAACCTCATCGGCAGGTGTTGGTCACTTCAGACACTTATTAAATGAGTTGAAGTTGAAGAAAGGGTTTAAACCAGACATCATCTATATTGACTATCTGAACATCTGTATGTCGAGTAGAATGAAGATGGGCGCTAGTGTGAACAGTTATACTTATGTCAAGGCAATTGCTGAAGAGATTAGAGGATTAGCAGTTGAGCATAATGTACCAATCGTAACTGCAACACAGGTTAATAGAACTGGTTATGGTGACAGTGACTTTGGTCTTGAAGATACATCTGAATCATTTGGTTTACCTGCTACGACTGACTTAATGTTAGCACTCATTTCTACTGAAGAGATGGAAGCGATTGACCAAATACTTATTAAGCAGTTGAAGAATAGATATGGCGATCCTGGAACTAACAAACGTTTCGTGGTTGGTATTGATAGACCTAAGATGAGATTGTATGATGTTGAATCAAATGCTCAGTTAGATTTGGTCGGAACTCATACTGCCACTGAACATAAGTTTAACAAACCAATCCACGTTGGTGATGAAAAGAAATCATTTGGACAATTAAAGGTATAATTCCCCTATTATAAACACGGTTAATACGCTTGACATTTGCTCAAAACTAGGGTATAATATAAGTATAGATTGAGTGAAAAGGGGTTGAGTTATGATTGATACTAAAAAAATTGTTGAGTTTGCTAGAGATGAGTTGATGATTTCAAAGAATGTTATTGTTAATGTTTATTTAGAAGATCTAACTGAAGACAATGCCCATGGTTGGTGTGTTGCTTCTTCTGACAAACCAGGATTCAATAAGAATGAATATGATATTGAACTTGAAGAAACTTTAAATGATGATGAGTTGTTAGTTACTTTGTGTCACGAAATGGTTCACGTTAGACAATACTCACAAGGTGAGAGATCTAATGAACGTGAAGCAATTTCTTTAGAAAACGAATTAGCAGAGAAATATTTATTGATTGTAAGTGATTTTTAGACGATGCGTCTGGTTTTACACTATAAACTAAAACCAAAAACCAAAGAGTCCGTTTTGGTAGTTTTGACTTTAAAAAAACTACCACTTATTAAATAGAAGTCGCTTTGGTAGTTTAAGACTTCTCAAAACTAAACTACCATGAGTGCTGTGTAAATACTCTCGACTCAATCAACGACCTCTACACAGCACTCCCTCTTTAGGATGCGGACTCCTTTGTTATGTTTTTTGACGCATCCCCGACCTGAGCATGTCTAAAC